CTTTGGATTCTTTGCATTCCACTTCTTAGCAAGTGCATTGAAAGCATCCTTGATTGACTTAAGTGCAGCAGCATTATCTGCTGTTAACTTAGCGATAGTTGCATCCTTAGCAAGGACAACTGCATCGTGTGCAGCCTTTGCATCAGCAAGAGCCTTTACAGAAGCAGCCTTTTCTGCTGCAAGAGCAGCATCTGAAGCAACCTTAGCAGCAGCAGCATCTGCAGCAGCCTTTACGACTGCAGCATCTGAAATTGCCTTAGCAGCGAGTGCTGCATCCTTTGCAGCCTTTTCAGCAGCAAGTTCTGATACTAGATCACGAACTGCGATCTCTGCAAACGGTGCAAGTGCACGAGCAGGAAGACCAACTACATCTGCAGTTGTTGCATCAGATGATGTTGTAGGTGAGAATGTGATTAGTGATCGTGTTCCAGTTGCTGGAAGTGTTGCAACAAACTTTGCAACTCCAAAATCTGAAAGTGTAGCACCAGTTGTGACTGTTGCTGTATCCATAACTGCTGTTGAAGCAAACACTGTTGCAGTGATTGACTTAGCAGATACCTTGTTACCAAATGTATCTGTTGCAGTTACTGAGATGTCTTGCTTTGTACCAGCAGCACCAGCAGAAGGAGCAGATACTGTAAGAGTATTAATCTTGCCAGCAGTTCCCTGTACGTAGTAGGTAAGTGTTGTTCCCTGATTTGTGATTACAACTGTTCCAATTGCTGTTGTCTTTGTATAGACATAAAATGTTGCTGTTGTTCCTGTACCAGTTGCAATTGTCAAAGATGAAGATCCTGACGTTGCTCCTACTGGTGCAGCAGTTGTGTGTAGTGCAGACACGATTGTTGCATTTGTTGCTACTACAGAAACGTTTGTTCCAACATCAACTGTTGCTACAAACTTTAGTGCATCTGCAGCATCAACTGTGTTGTCTGCAGGGACTGGCAATGATGCAGGTGTTGCGATTGCTGAGGCTGTTGTGTTAGCCGTTCCAGCGAGATCTACAGCGACTGTCATTACAGCAGCGTTTGCAGGCGTTGCTACCATTGTGCCCAATGTCATGGCTGCAACCATGGCAAGAGCGAGTTTCTTAAATGAATTCATTCTTTCTCCTTGTTAGTTTATCTGGTCCCATGACCAGAATATTAAATTAAATTAAAACCATCCAGGAAATCCCTAACATCGTCAGGCATTTTCGGATTATCTAATTCTACCATACCCCTGTCTTTTTCTGCAAGTCGTGCAGAAGAGGACCAGGTATGGACTTCTATCTCAGTATTATTATTCTTTGGTGTATGTGATATTGCTCCAAATACCGCACCAGTTACGGCATCTGAAAGGTCCTTAGATTTTTTGCGGGGGTGATCTACACGATTACCTTTCATAATCTTAAGTTCTGACATTTCTTCTAATAGGATAGGGATTCTTGGAATAGAAACACGCTCTTCATAAATCATCATAGCAAGGTCTTCATAATGCTTCTTGGCAACAGAGACTGTCTCAGTCCTAATTCCAACAGCCTGTAACTCATTTTGAATATCAAATGATTGCCAACGGTCAAATGAAACCATGCCAATATTAAAACCTTGTCTACGCAGGTTCATAATCCACTGTTTTACTTCAGATAAATTAACTGGACCTTCTGCTCTTGGTTCCCACCATGCAACTGCATCTACTACTACGATTGGTGCTACCTGCTCGTAATCTTTAATTACTTGAATGTTTACCCATTTATCTACGTGAGCAATTGCTACCGCACACTTATCGTGTTTTTGTGCAAGGTCAGCATGAATATAATATGTCTTATCTGGATCTGGTACAAAAGTTTCGTCAAACCTTCTAAATGAGTCCAGTGGATTTCTACTGTTCATGCACTTCTCAACTTTGTCAATCTGCTTAAAGAAAGCATCAGATGAATAGGTTGGCATGCAAGCAAAACGCATCATGGCATCACCAAGGTCAGTATAGAATGCTAGTTTAAAGTCTTCTATCTTACGGGTTGGATTTACTTCCCATGTTGGTCTTTTAAATGCGTATACTCTTGGAATTTTGTACTGAAGAATTGTATCTTCATCCCACGAAATTTCAAACTGGTTTCCTGGATCTTCGTGTGGCAAATCTTCATTCATTATAAATGTATGCCTGCGCTCAATCGTTTCCTTATCAGCAATTACTGATTCATATCTTTGAGAAATAAAGTCGCCTTGGTAGCGGGGGAATGAAAGCAAAACAACCTTACCAAGGTCAGGAAAACGAGAATCTACTGTTCCACGGAATGCTTTGTAAATGTTTTCAGCAGTCTTTCCTTGTTCATTCCCAGACACAACCTCGCTTGCAAAACCAGAAATTTCATCAAGTACTGCCATGAGTAAGTTTAAACCCTCATGAGATTCTCTTTCTGAGTGTCCAGAATAAACAGTAATTGCTTTATCAAACTCAATTGAGTCAGCCTTTGCATTGTACCTTCCAGCAAACCAAGGGGACTTTTCAATTTTAGTTTTAAAGCCTTTAAAAAAAACGTTCTTTGCCTGCTGTGCGTTAACAGCAACGTTAATAATATCAATAGCATCTCCTGCAGGCTTACCAAAATATATTGCTGGGTCTTTTAGACATAGGAGTTTATATACTACGTATGCACAGGCTACTGTTGAAATAAAATCTTTACCGCTACCCTTGCCAAGTTGAAGGATTAGTTCGTTTTTTGTGTATTTATTAAAATGATTTAGACCTTCTGCAGGTCCCATAATGTCAATTAAGTCTTCTTTACGATATATCTGGCTCATTGCCTCAACAATTTCGTATTGAATATCAGATAAAAGCGGTTGACCAAGATAGTCAGGTGACTGGACAAATGTTTTTACGTCAACTGGTTTTTCAACAAAGTGATTCTCTTTTAATACCTCAAGAAAATCATTGAACATCGTGGACAACAGTAATCACTTCTCCCTCTTTTGCAATAGCAGAAAGGCGTTGCATAATAATATCTCTTACTTCTGGATGCTCTGAAGCAATATCTCTTAGGATTCCAACAAGGACTTCTTGTCGTCTTTCAATTTCAATCATTTCTTCTGCAAGTTCTTTGTTTTCAAGAAGACCTGCTTTTTGAAGCATATCAATTCTTCTTGACTCAATATCTAAAACTAGTTTAATTCCAGCAGTCTTTGCACTAGGCTTGCCTCATCAATAACCTCATACGCCTTTGTGATTAATTTTGTGTAATGCGTGTCTGCTCCTACTAGGGCTTCTTTAGCACGGGCACGAATAGCATCATTTGCAGATGCCATAACCTTCCACTCATTAATTAAAGATACAACACGAGTGCGTGGTATTTCTAGTTCTTTAGAAATAACAGTTGGGTCATTACCCTTAAGGTATTCAGTAACTACCTGATTTACTTCATCAAGATGATTAATTAATTCTGACTCAGTTGACATGTTTTAATTCTCTTGCAATTTTTAGTAAAATTAGATAACCAATAAGGTCATCAATGTCATTATCTCCTACATAAGAACCACCTCTTGTAATCCTAGATAGTTTGTCATCTATTCTTACATGAAGTTGTTCTATGTTGTCAGATGTGGAAAAAATTCTAACAGGATTTAACGCAGAATTTCCATATGATTTATTTTTTGCAATAAGCATAGACTTAATTTCATCACAAACTTGTCCAATAGTAAACTGTGTTTCTTCGCTCATTTAGTAACCTCCACTGATAGTCTTTTAAAACATCTCAAACAGTTCGTATATGTTCTCCCAGTAAATGGGCAAGAAGATATTGAGGATTCTGTGTGTTTACAAAACAGGCTTTGTGCAAGCGCCTTTACAACATCTATAAAATTCTTAATAATTTTCATCTTCATCTTCCTCTAGATTCCAATCAAAAGATTCTGGAATGTTTTTAAGTGTAGCAATTGCGGTTACAAGTCCTACAGCCATAACCAATGATATAAAAGCCATAAAATATTTAATCTTTTTCATCGTTTTGATTTCCTTAATCCAAATTTAGCAAGGTACACGTAGATAGTCTCAACACTGGCTCCGCACTCCTTTGCAATCTCTTCTGGAGTCTTTTTATCCATAAGATAGCGCTTACGCATATAGACTTCTGATGTATATAGTTTAGCAGGCATGGCGTTATTTGTCAACTTCCGTATCAATAACATCATAATCATAGGCGTTTGAGTCTTCAAGCATCCATTTATCATAACTTTCAACATCCCACTTGTTTGTATTAATGAGTCTTTGTATAACTAGATCTTTTTTTGTTACAAATGAAGGCTCTTTTAGTCTTACCCGATTATTAGGCTGGATTGCAAAGTTTCCATCATCCCTTTGAATTACATGACCACATTTATGCTGCCCTGGGTTTTCAGAATATCCATCATCTAGGATATTTGTTTCTGGGTTATGCCAGTCAAGAGTAAATAGATAAGTTCCAGGAATACTTGTTTTTGTTCTGTCAATGTATGACATTCTCATGTTACTTAGGTTTTCAAACTTTGTAACAGAAACGTAAGGGCTAAAAGAATTCCATAAAACAAGATTATGAATTGGTTCTTCTGGAACTCCTGGCTTAGTACAAAAAGCATTGATTGGCATTCTCCACCAAATTCCTCCATCTTCCATTAAAAAATGAAAAAGTGGACTCCTACTTTTAATACTTGAAACACCAAAGATAACGCATGGAAAATATTTGTCATGACTATCTTCTTGATCTCTTAAAAAATTACCACGAACATAGCATTCAATTGGTGGTATGTTTGCATTTAACTCTGGCATTACTTACTTTCTCCTATCGCCTTATCCCAATTTTTTATAGCCCAATGACCAATTCCACAGGCATCTGCAACATCGTTGTCTGTGATAGTTCTATCATAATTAATATTAATAAACTTAATTGTTCTTTCTTTACGAAGCATTCTTTCGTGAGCCTTATAGTATGAATCAGACTTTCCAGGATTTTCAGATCGTATTAGTAACTGTTCTTCTTTAGATATTTTCCCATTACCCATAAAAATTTGCCAAGTAATTGGAGAAACTCTGCCAATTATTTTAGTTCCAGATTGTCCTGCTGATCCAAGAATTGCACCCTGAACTAATGCAAGGTCAGCAGCAGTCTTGGGGCTATTCATAAATACTGTATGTTCAATAACTATTGCTTCAAAACCACCATAAATATCAAAAAAAGATTTTACTTTTTTGCCAGCATCCATAACTTTTTCATAGATATTATTTCCCTCAAAATAAATTTTTCCAATGCTTTCAAGTTCATTCCCAACAAACAAAGCAAAGGCAAGACTATTAGTACTAGC